AAGAACACCAGTTCTTTCTAATATACGCTGCTCAAATACATTAAGAGCAGCTTCTTTCATAGGTAAAGCTAAGTTATTATTACGTAGTTCTGCAGCTGTAAATTTTATACCATTAAGATTGATGACTTCCTTACTATTCATCAACTCATTTTGAAGCATTGATGGGTATGCATCTTGGAACATACGTAGCTTCTCTTTTGCATAGCCAGCTTGTCTATAAGGAGATAGTTGCGCTATACGTTCAGCATCATAATATGATTCTGCTCCACCAGCAGCTAAGAGTTGTTGTTTTAATTTTTGATATTCTAATTCCTGAATTTCTGCAGATTCAAAATCAAAAGCTAATTCACCTGTACTTTTTGCGAATTCAATTTGCTTAAGTCTTTGTGCAGTTGCAGACATATTAGCAAGTTCAGTTTTCCTAGCTTGCTGTGCTAATCTTCTGCCTTCTTCCTCTAACCGTCCTCTACGGTTATCTTCCATCTTTTGTAAAGTTGGAGACATCTTAGCAAGAGCACCAGTGATAGCTTTAGTATCACTTCTTATTCTACTAGCTCTATCTTGACCAGCTTGTAGTATAATATTTTGCTCTTGTTGAGAGACAGAGCGTTGGTTAGCCTTGAGCCTCTCAATATTTCTATCGTAAGATTTAGACATTGTTTAACCAAAAGCATCAGGAGAAGCTGCTCCTAAAGCACTACCAGCAACGCCTAGGATCATTGCAGCAGGGCTCGGTCCAGCTTTATATATAGGAGGTGCAGGTCGAAATCCATGTATTGGAGCAAAGGCTGCTTCATCCATAAATTTACTCCACTGATCTCTTGAAGCCTCTTCTCTAGTTAGTTCTTTTTGAAGATCAGTTCGTTTAGCAGCATACATTTTATCATGTAATGATCTAGCTTTTATCATACCCAATTTCATAACTGGTGCCATTGCCAGTCGTGCTGCTGTAGCACCTGTTTGAGTTCCTGCGTAATCATTCTGATGCATCTCTATAATGGCATCTTCAACTTTATGATCTTCATCTGCAAATAATCTATTCAATTCTAGATCTGATTCCTGCCATTGATTTAGCATAGCTTGATACATCATGTCATTTTCAATATCAAACTCTTGTACATCATTTAGATATTGAACATCTGTTAGATTAGCTTCAACATCATATTGTTTATTGTCTCGAATCCAAGCTTTTTGTTTGGCTTTGTTTTCTTCTTTTGTGGCTG